TGCCGGTAGTGACGGGTGCAGAAGCCAGCCGTGTTCACGGTCCGGCCGCAGCCGTCCACTGAGCAGGGATGCTTTGCGTTCGGATCGATTGTGCTCCGGCCATTGCCGGCCCGCTTGACGTGGTCCACACTGAGGCCCATCGGGCACCTCCGCAGTAGGTGTTCGTAGGTCCCGGTTGGGCGATGGGGTCGCCCGCCGGGGCCGCTTTGCTTGCAGCGCTTCGACTCTAGCCGCGGGGTACGACCAGAACCGTTGCGCCGCAAGGCGTCACGTGCTGGTGCTGCGGGTGAACGTCCCGGACTTGGTGTATTGCCGGTCGGTCTGTGCGACGTCTCCGACATTCCCCGCGATCGGTTGCCAGGAATTCACGAGGATCGATCCGCTGTACTGTGGGTTCGACGACGAGACGACCGCGGAGTTGGGGCGCACGGTGAAGGTCTGCGGTGTGCGAGAGACCAGGCCGGCCATGATGGAGTCCAGCGCCGCCGCAGCGTAGTCGTTCTTGAAGCTGAGGGAGACGGAGCCCTCCTCGAGACCACCGATCACCTCCTTCGCGCCACCGCTGCCGTACGTGGTCGTGTCCTGCTCGGCGTAGGAGTACTCGAACTCCACTTTGGACACGTAGTCCGTGAGATCGGTGCCGCCGATCGACACCTGGGCGTCCAAAAGGACCTGCTTGGCCATTGCCTTGCTCCCTTCCCGTTCGCGGGCAACAAAAAGCCCGGCC